CAAGTTACAATAGAACGTGGTCTTGGTGCTGCTTTAGATGCCGATTTGGTTGGAGCTTCTCAGAAGCCCCATATTTTTCTTAATCCGACTTTAAATGCTGGTGGAGTTTTAGAAATTCCTTATTTTTATAAAGAGAATTATATACCATTAACAAAAGCGGGTATAACAGATGATTTAGGAGAAGTTGTATTTCGATCTTTTGGGAATTTGCGGCATACTGATGTAGGTAATCCAGTAACTGTTAATGTTTATTTATGGGCAACCGATGTTACATTAACAATGCCAACTTCTCAAGGACTTGCTCCTTTACCGGCTCAATCTGGAATGTTGAATTCAGGTGATGAATATGGTCAAGGAATTATTTCCAAACCAGCTTCTGCTGTTGCAAAAGCGGCAGGGATGTTAAAAAGTATACCACTTATAAGACCTTACGCACGTGCTACTGAAATAGTAGCTAATGGTGTGGGCGATGTGGCGCGCTTGTTTGGTTATAGTAGACCTGCAGTGATTACAGATCCTGGAATCATGAAACCAGTACCTTTGGGTAATGTTTCCAATGTTGATGCTGCGGATCCTGTATACAAATTAACATTAGATTCCAAGAATGAAGTTACTATTGACCCTAGGGTTACAGGACTTGAGGGTAAGGATGAAATGGGTGTATTAGATTATGTTAAGAGAGAGTCTTATTTGACTACTTTTAATTGGACTAGTGATGCTGAACCCGGCGATATGTTATTTAATTGTCGTGTAGCTCCAGATCTTTTTAGGTCTGTCAATTATACAACACCGACACTTAGAAAGGAGTTACATATGATTCCTGCGTGTCATATGGCACAATTATTTAAATATTGGCAAGGTTCTATTAAATTTAGATTTCAAATTGTTAAATCTGCTTATCATAAAGGACGTATGTTGGTTAGATATGATCCTCGTAGCTTGGGTGCTACAGTGGATTATAATACTAATTATTCTCGTGTTATTGATATAGCTGATGCAGAAGATTTTGAAATTACTGTTGGTTGGGGACAACACGAACCTTGGTTGGAATGTGAAGAACTCGATTCATCAAATAATTTTTCACCTACTGTTAGATTAAATGAACTTTTTATGCGAGCAGCTAATGGAGTTATTGAATTAGATGTTATTAATGAACTGGTTTCTCCTAGTGCTAGTTCTGATATTTCTATTAATGTTTATGTATCCATGTGTGATGATGCTAGATTTGCTCAGCCAGATGGTGAGAAAATTAAGGATCTCACATATTTTAGACATCCACAGGAGGAATTGAATTTACAGGATGAATTGATTCCACAGCAGGAATTTGATTCACAAAGTGGATTAGTAGAACAAGATGGAATTGATGAACCATTAGCCGCCACTCAATTAGAAACAATTGCTAGTGAATCTGTTCCAGAGGATCAAACAATGAATGTGTTTTTTGGCGAAAATGTAACAAGTATTAGAGAATTAGTTAAACGTTATGTTATGACAAGATATTGGGTTAATGATTTTGCTTCTACACTCGGTACTAATATTGTTAGTTTATCTAATAAAACATTTCCTTATCAACGAGGATATGATAGTGAAGGCATAGACACAAAACAATTTGGTTCCTATAATGTTAGTAATATGAACCCTATTAATTATTTTCAAGCTTGTTATGCAGGATATCGTGGTTCAATACGTCATAAGTATTTGTACCACACTTGTGGTGGTATGAATAACCCTGTTGTAGAAAGGGAAAATTATTCACCTGATACAGCTGGGATATGGTCAGTTGTTAATCTTACTTTAGGAGAACTTGATACACCAACTTTAACTGAGAATTTTTCTAATACAACTTGGCAAGGTGCAGCGTCTTCAGGACTTATGGTTAATAATGGTATCGAAGTTGAATTTCCATTTTACAATAAGAGTAGGATAGGTTATTCACGGTTGATTAAATCACAAGATTTGGATTGTCCTTCTACAACTACATATTTGTCTACAAGGTTAGATAATGCGCCACAGAAAGATAATACAAATAGAGTGAGTTTCCAACAATGGACTGCCGCTGGTGAAGATTTTTCATTTTATTTCTTCACAGGAGTACCGATTATGTATCAGTATTCTAATTAAAAAATGTATACAAAGACGGAGACGTCTATAAAAATCTACCGATTTCCTATCGGTTTGGATAGGAGAAATCACCTGGGTGACTCAGGTGTGCGACGGACATTTATGTTAGCGTCGTCGGGCTTAGCCCTCTTTATAGTTTTGATTGAACTTGAAAAGGGCTTTGCTCTATCAAGATGTAGGTCACAACTTTAAGAGTCAGTTGAGTCTGGAATGAAGTTATCGTCACATTGTGTGTTTTACCTTATGGTTTTCACACATTGCGGGGATAGTTTAACGAACAAAAGTAAAACTTTGTTCCAGGTCATCTCTGC